ATGAAACAAAACAACATTAAGCCCCAAGAGTTGAGGGCAACGGATTTGAGAATCGGTAACTACATAAAAGACACTGACACCAATAGAGTTGGTCAAGTAGTTTGGTTTTCAAAAAAGAAAATAGGTGTAAAATTAGAACATTCTACAATATGGCAAACGGTTGACGAGTATTCGCCCATCCCTCTTTCGGAGGAAGTGCTGTTGAAGTGTGGAGCAGTCCTTCATGGGATTGAATATATCATCAAAGCAAGTGCATTACCTGTTAAAATTAGATTTCATTCTGGAATCGCATATTGCGAAATGGGGAACGTTTATTTAGGCGATCGTATTAAATACTTGCATGAGTTGCAGAACTTAATATATATTCTCTGTGGAAAGGAGATTGAGGTATCATGGACTTAAAAAAGCCTAATTTTTTAATTCGTATATTTGTATTATTAAATTCTAAATGAACCAGTAGCATTTGTATGAAACCATTATTTATTAAAACAATTAACTAAATCTTATTCAGCTACTAATAAGGTGTAAAAAACAATAAATATGGCAAACAAAGCTAAATTTAGAATCCAAAAGTGGTTAAACTCCGCTTGGAAATGGTTCAGAGGTTTTAAGAGAAATCCAAAAAAGACCAACACAACGAGTGAAGAGTTCGTTTCTTTTGTAAGTCCAAGAGAGGATTTACCTGACATAGAAGATTTACAAAAAGATGTCGACATGTATTTTCGAACTCGACACTGGAAACAGTAATTATTCAAGCCTAACCCACGGTTAGGCTTTCTTAATCCTCGCCAACTCCTCATCACTCCACGTCATCAACTCCGACAGCACTAGCACTCCCGAATCGTCGTCCAGGCTATCAAGGTATTCCCAAAGATCGCCTTCCACCACTTCCGGAACTCCTCTGCGGAGGATATGATACCCTTCGTCAATAAGTCGTTGTATTTCTTCTCTTTTCATATCAAGTAAACCTAGATAGAGAAAAATAGTTTGCACCAACCTCTTGACGAATTACTAATATTTTTAGTAAACTTGCAAGAATGGAGCCGTTAATAGTCCACTATAAGAACAAAGTATTACGCATACCAATAGAACACCTCAAAGAAGGCTTTGGCCTTGATGAGTACAAGCTAACAGGTAAGGACGGTATGTCAATCTACTTGTTCCGCAACGAGGGCAATACATGGTCATGCACTTATGGTGATCTCGCGCCGGATTTGATCAATGCTATTATCGACGCACTGATACCTCGCTTCAACAGTAGGGTTGTTAAATTATTTTGGTACCATGGAGAGCGTCAGGTTGTAGAGGTGTCACATCCTGCGGGCAGTGGTGGATGGGTTGTTAACATCAATTACTACTACAAGGCAGGAATAACCTACAACCCGAATACAAAGGAATTTCAATGGTATTACCATAACCCTAGCTGGTTAAAGGATAGGCATATGCTCTACTTCATTGAGTTGATTAAGCAAGGGGTAGTTGAATCGCCAGGATGGTATGAAATAGAAAAAGCCCCGTAGATAGGGGCTTGTTCGTTATTTTCTAATGTTCATGTAACGTGAACAGGTGAACGCTTGTCACAAATTTTGTCAATAATTGTGACAGCAATCGGTTTGTTTCCGATTGCCTAAAAATAATGTGTCAACCTAGCTCCCAGTTCGTACTCATTATGATAAAATAAAGCCTACCCTAAACAGTAGGCTTGTTCATTAAATTCTCTTTAAACAATCTAATATTTCATTTTTAATCTCTCTGGGAAGCATAGAAAATACTTCTAATCTTAAGGATTCAAACTTTCCGTCTATAGTCGAGAAAACATTCCTAAAGTCTTCTAACCACTTACCGTCTTTCTTAAGATACACGGAATAATTGGTATTCAAGTTTTCTATAATTTCATCCATGATTTTATTTATTGATTACCGCACTAAATTTCTTTCCAGTTTTTATTTTATTATAAATCCATTCAGCACCATGCGCAGTTAAATGATCTGCATTAAAATAAATAGGTAGGTTTGATTCATCAAAAGGCGAAATAACTCCATCCTTCCATATTATCGAATTAAAGTCTAAAAACCCTATTTGTTTATTATCTGAGAATAAACTTATGATGCGATCGTTTGCTAATTTATAATTCTCATCAACTTTAATCTCTTTCAAATCAAGATCCGTCCCATACCTTCTTGAGAACAACCATTTTTCAAAGAAGCCCGATTCGGTAAATTTAGGCACTTGGTTAATGATAATTATCTTTTTACCTGAATTGGATAACTCGTCGAAGTAGTCTTTATATTCCTTCAAGAAAACCTCGTCTTCATAAACTACATCATATCTCTTGGCAACAATGATTGTATCAACTTTCTTAAACTCCTCTAACAATGATTCCTTAAGGCTTTCACATGGGCCACTGTAATATTTCTTGGAATAGAAACTACACCCATCAACAGCAAATAATTTTAATGGTTTTCCAATATCATTGAACCATAGCGAAAATAGATTTGAAAAATGGTTTGCATGAGAATCACCAATAAGAATAGTTTTATAATCATTGGTTTGTTTAGTTGTTATAAAGCATCCTGGGCTCAAAGATGGGCAACCTACTGTCGTGGTTACTGTAAACTTCTTTTCTACATCATACCTACTTGGCATCCCTCCTGATTTATAGATTCCTGATGAACTCAATAAAACCAACCCCATTGGGATCAATAAATACATTGTTAGAGCGCCCTTGAATTTAATATCTATTTTGAACCTAAAATAATCTTCAATATAAATTTTTGATAGAAATCCGACCCCTATAATCAATAAGAATAGAAATGCAAATTGAAGCAACGAAAACTCCTTAATTCCAAACAAAGCCTTAACAAAAATTATAATCGGCCAATGCCACATATAGATAGAATATGAAGCTGTGCCAACTGATACAACGGTTTTGTGGGATAATATCTTGCCAAACCCATTCCCACCTGACATAATAATCAACACACTACCAATGACAGGCAATAAGGTTATCAATCCCGGAAATGTACTTTGTTCACTTATCACAAACGAACTAATCACTAGCATCCCTATTCCCGCCCATGAAAATATTGCCCCAAGATTCTTATTCGGAGTGAAGGAAATATATGCTAAAATACATCCAGCCAATAATTCCCAAGCCCTTGTAGGTAATAAAAAATAGGATAATTGAGCATACTTAGGGATTGATGACATATATTCTGAAAGCAGTAGCGAGCTAACAAGGAAGATGATTAGTATTGTTAATATTCCTTTCTTGAAAAATTTATATAGAATAATAAGTAGGGTCGGCATTATGAAATAAAACTGCTCCTCAACCGCCAACGACCAAAAATGAAGTATAGGTCTTAGATTGTCCGAATCGAAATAGTTGCCGCTTACAGCAGATTTAACATTAGCAAGGAATAAAGTCGAAGCAATCACATCTCCCGAGAACTGTCTGTAAACATCAGGGAGAAGAATAAAATACCCTGCAATCATACTGAATAATACAACAGCAAAGAAAAGAGGTAATAACCTTTTAATACGCTTGGTGTAAAATTCCTTGTAGTTGAATTTCTTTTCCTCGATCTGCTTTTTTAGAATACTTGTTATTAAGTATCCTGAGATAACGAAAAAAACATCCACCCCTATAAACCCTCCTTGAAGGTAATGTGGGTTTAAATGGAAAATTAAAACAGTTAATACCGCAAAAGCCCTAAGCCCATCAATATCGGCTCTGTATTTCATAAATAATTGATTTGATAACAGCAAAAGTATGATAAAATGTTGATATGATTACCGTTCACATTCTCAATTATTTAAACTTCATCTTTTTTTAATTTTAAGGAGCCACCAAACAAGAGTTATCAGTATGATTAGAAAAGCAACCCCCAAACCTATGTTATTCATCAGGATAGCCCATACATTAGGTTTGCTTTCGCTTTGCGAGGCACTAGATGACTCCTTTCTCGACTGCTCGGCTTGTACTGCTACCTGTTTATTGGCAGTATCCTTACGTTCCTGTTGACGTTCCTTAGTTTCGTCGCGCTTCTCGGTTATCGTTTCCTTTACCGTGGTTTCTGTTCGTGAAGATGGTGTGTCAAACTCAATGGAAAGCGTCTTGTTTAACGTATCAAGGATAGCCTTAACCATCCCTACCGCACTATCACGTAAGAAGTTTTCGCCGTGCGTCAGGTCGTCTTTCTTAATAATTATTTTCCCCTTACTGCCCTCCTTAGTCGTTACGGTTGTAGTTTCTCGTTCGGTGACTGTAGTTCCTCTATCAATCTCTCGCTCCTGAACCACTACCGAGGACGCAGACTTCTCCAGCTCTGTACGCTCTATCTTTGCCCCCTCCGACACTTCTAACTTAGCTGACTGCTTACTCTTATTGCGCAGTACTCCGCATGATGTTAGGGCGCACACAACGAACGCCACTAACAATAATTTATATCCCCTTTTCATCTATTACCTTGTTTAAGCTATCTAATGACCTTGAAAGATTGTCAAGGCTGTTAATAATATCCGGCTTACTTTGCTCCACCTCATCACTCTGTACTAATGAGGTCACTATCACCCAAAGAATGAGCATCAATAGTATTACTGCCTTTTTCATTTCATTCGCTCCTTTACGTAATTGAATGTAGAATCAGCATTTGCACTAATCGTATCTACTTTCTTTGCAATAGGCTTTATCTGCTCTGTTATCTCTTCTTTCGACTGCTTGCGTACTTCTTCAATGATACGCTCATATAGCCTTGCCTCGCGCTCCATTTGCTCGTCCTTACCTCCGGTGGTGTAATACAGTACGTACCAAAACACAGATACCACTACCACAAGAGCATACGTTATCGGATGCCTAACGATTTGCATGAACGTTGGTTGCTGATTCTCCTTATTTTCCATCCCCTTACTTACTGAAATATAAATCTGCTTCCGCTTTTCTTCTCCGTGTCAACCCAGCATACACCTTACCGCCTGCCTTATTCCATCTCATGAACTGATTTCGAATATCAGCGTCACATGGATTATTGTTTACCCTCTTAGCTAGTGTGGAGCTAGCAAGGTTTGTTCCACCTAAGTTGTAAGTAAAGCTCACTAAGGCATCAAACTGATTTTGGTTTAAAGCAACCTTTATCACACGCTTAACATCATTCTCATACCTCACTAGAATATTGGCAAATAATTCCCTTGCGCGCTGTTCGGTTATCTTATCCCCTTTCTTTACTCTGCTTCCATCCTCATAGTAAGTAGAACCTATGCCGATAGTCCACACTCCCACTACATCCTGATAGGCGGTGAGGTACTTCTTTAAGTTATCCCCAACTTCGAACTCTTCTATCAGCTTTAATCCTTTTTCTCCTGTTCTCATTTCCCCTTATATTAAGCCCCCACCGAAATAGGGGCTGATTAGTTAAATAACAATTACACTTCTTGAATCCAATGCCAATACACTTTTCTTACCTAACGTTATAGTTGTACCATTTGAAATCCTTGTTCCATTTACAAGTTGACAACTTCCTGAACCAGTGACAACGATATCCAAAATGCCATTCGGTTGTAAGCCTGTAAAGGCATTAATTACAACATTGCAATCCTTGACGTGGATAGTTCTTGCGGAATGTACATATAGCTCGGAAATGGATTCGTCATCCGTCAATACGATTACTTCACTTTCCTTACTCAATTCTCTATTATTCGGCAATAGCCTATATATATCCTCACCCTTTGCTAACATCATCCCTTGGTATCGGTCATTTCTGATATAGGAATAGTAAACTTTATATTGGCCATCTACCAATAGGATTGAACCCCTATAAAGCCCTTCGTATTGACTTGGATCTCCTGGCAAGTTATTTATGGATAATATTTTTGATGCTATTAAAGGAGATACCCCATCTTCAAGCATGTAGAACATCCCTGAATTGAAATTGCTCCCCTTTCCTTCTTCCCATCCTTGAATTAGGTACTCTAGGCCTTTTGGGGTACGGATGACATCCATATGCCATGCGTAAATATTGATCGTTTTTTCCAATGGCGTAGACCATCCCGAAGGGTTTACTCCCGAACTTTCCGTGTAATAGATTTTTTTAGAAGCGTTTGGATACCATAGCTTATATTTGCCACCCTCAAATAGTATTGAAGGGGATAAAACGCCATCAATTCCAACTATATCCTCCTGCTGAGACCAATTCACCCCATCGGTTGTCATTCTCCTGACCAATTTAGCTGACGACGTCAAATTATTATAAGGCCTATACCAACATTCTAAGGTCTGGGTATCAGCTCTCCAAACTAAATGTGTATCGCTATTATAACCGTTAGGTGGCGCGTATGCTAATGGATTAATAAGCCCGGGAGGTGTTATCCAGTTTTCACCATCATTACTAACAGCAATACACGGATTTTCGTCTTGATCCCATTCGTATGGGAATGGCGTGTATGCCATCCAAAATTTAAATCCCCATAAACCACTTGCGAAATGCAATACCTTTGGGTGTATGTTTTGAAAATTCCCCTTATAGTTTAGGATTTTCACCGAATCTGGAAAGGGTTGTTTAAGTATCAGCTCTGTTTCTTTAAGGCTCAATCGTATATTGTCCGAATATTCAATTGAGTCGTTAAATGTCACCTCGACTTCAACACCTTCGACTTTTCTCCCCGTTTGAGTTGAAGTCGCTGAAGCTCTGACATATACCGCATTAGTTGGAAAACTTTCTTTCACAACCACGAATTCTATGACGCCGCCCTGATTCGAGGCGTTTACAAAAGAAATGAAATCATAATTCTCATCATAAAATGCACACAATGCAGCGGCATCGTCTCTACCCGAATAACCTGTAATTACAAGATCTTCCGTGCCTTTAAGTTTTAAAAATCTTGTACTTCGAAATGTCTCGTGCTTCTCAATAAACCCATCACTCTTTTTAACGTAACCAAGAATATTGAAATAGTCTTTTTTGCTGTCCACGAAGGAAAGATTATTAAGGTTTCCATGTATAAAATGCTGAATCTCTTGATCGGTCATGAAGTTTATTACTCCATCTACAAAAGGATATTGAGTGCTATTCCTTGTGAATCTAGCGTACACAGCATTACTAGGGATACTTTCGTGTTCGATTATGAAGTCTGACACATTTCCTGACGTCAGCGCATTACCTGAAGAAATATGATTGAAATTTTCATCGTAAAAAGAATATAAAGCGGCGGCGTCATTTACCCCAGAGTATCCTGTAACGACGATATCTTTCCCGCCATCTATCTTAAGAAATATAGATGATCGTAACGAACTATCTGCTTGAAAAGTTCCTCCATTCTTTTCAATATATCCTTTAAGATTAAAATAATTATTTTTATTACGCTCTGATAAAGTTGTGAACCCTTCTTTTAAAACCTTTATTGGTTCATCCACATATTCTTGAGAAATGTTAGGTCTTAATAGTAGGTCGACTCCTGATATAAAAGGAGGTTGAGATGGTAATTTGGTAATTCTAACATAATATGCGTTTGTTGGAATATCTCCTTCAGTAATTACAAAATCGGTAACCCAGCCATGAATAGTTGAGTTAAGATATGAAATATACTCTCTATCAGCAGTATAGAATGTGATCAACGCAGCGGCATCGTCTTTACCCGAATAACCTGAAAGTTTAATATCGGAAGCTTCCTTTATTCGTAGGAATACTGATGATCTAAGCGCAACATCAGGCACGAAGTTTCCTGTACCCTTCTCTATAAAACCTCTAAGGTTGAAAAGGTTATTCTCCACGTCAGCCAAGACCGCTACAATTTCCCAATCACCCCCCACTAGCGATGGGGGTTGAGTTGTTGAAGGCACAGAAGGTTTTACTCGAAACATGACACCATCAGCATCAACCGCAATTTCTTCTCGGACGTAAGTTTTAGAAACTAGATTTGGTATCTTATTGGTATCCGGCAACTCCCCCATGTCTTTTAAAGACCAGGTGCTACCGTTGAAAACTATTTGAGAAAACCTACCCTCGGGAGCAACGACGTTACCGCCAGCATGCGTATAAGTTCCGGGGCCTACGAACGAATAGCCTAATTCTACCGTCGGTGTAGGTAACGCATTACCAACAACCTGCACGTATTGACCTTGATCGTAGCTAATCCACCATGGAAGCTCGCTGAATTTCTTTGTGCCATCACCAATCTTAAAGTTAATCGGAGTACCCCCTCCATCGATCACGAACGCTTGCTCACCTGCCAAAATTGGTTTTGTGTTCGCTTCCCAGTTTGCTAGCGTGTCAGTCTTTTGCTGTACACGCGCTTTGATGGTCTTGCCATCTGCTTCATACTCAACGTACGCCATCTATTCTTCCCTCCTATATCTCGTTGTTATTTTGACTTCCCTTGTGGGTTACGTCCATTGTTATTTCATCGCTCCTGTCCTCAATAGCAATTAAGTAGACCTCGTTCCTGCTTGTGTTGTATGTTGGATTGAGCGGTATAAATTTCTTGCCCTCTAGCGTTGCTATCGTGTAGTTATCGAGGAAACTCCAATCCTTCCCTCGCGTTGATATGCTTCCGTTGAATATCATACTAGGCTTATATCTAGATTTCATCACCGCACGCGCATACAGCTCAGTTAATGAGCCTACATCCGTGCCGTCTGTGTACTTCCAATCAACATTACTGTAGTTGTATCTACGCATGAAGTTGGAAACTTTAAATCCACTAAAAGCAGATGATATGCTGAGTTCGATTTCTTTCTCGTTTGCGTTCTTCGTGTCAGCGTTGGTGATCGAGTAAACGTCAAAGTTATTGTCGACCTTCATCCAAATATCGTCGAATACAATACGCTGTCCTGACTTGATGAAAAACTCAATTGATAGCATCCCAACACCGGTAATCGCTGTTTCATCTAATGGCCCCGGATCAACGATGTACACGTCTAGGCTTGATGCTCCTCGGTAATTAACTGCAATAGCATCGTTTAGCTTTGCCCTATCTTGCGAGAAGTACAAATACCTGTAGTAATCGAATGTTTTCTCCGTCCAAGCCTTATTGTTAGGGCTGTTCTGCGTGTTGTTAATCTGTACGGTCCATGCGTTTGGAGTTGACATGAATCCATCTTGAATCTGACTAACAATGTAGTCTGTGCCACTGTTTACGTCCATTGTTTCGTTGAACACAACCGTAGCACCTCTTAGGACACCACCCCTCATATACTGGATAAATACCTGATCGCCCTCAAAGAAACTCTTTGTTTGGCTGAACTGAATCATAAAGGAACTTGCGCCTGTTTCCCAAGATGTAGCAACTACCTGCTGATTTGCCGGAGTGTTCTTATTGCCCCAATAACCGAACTCATTCAAGTAGTATTCAGTCACTACTCCACCGTCATTGATAGTGTATTTAACCGACGCTTTGATCTTGTTATTAGTCCAATCGATGAAACCATTCGAATCTTGTGCGAATCCCTCCACAGCCATGAAGCTAAATCCCCAGGTTAACCTGCGATACAAGATGTTAGCATCAATAGGAAGTTGGTTTGATAATCTATATCGCTTCTCGTCCACATTGATGTTCTTCACGCTTACAGCATAACCACCTTGCGCAGTTATATCTTCGTGCTGTTCCACTAATAATCCCGAATCCCACGTCCACCAAAGCGGAAACCCCAACGACCACACATCTTGACCTCCATTAGGAAGGATGTTGTCGCGCTGACCGTGCGTATAGACTACGTCGACCTTGCTAAGCGCAGGCACAACAGTCAGTACAGCATCGTTGTTGATGAATTCGTAGTCACTACCAATATGCTGAACGCTTGCTCTCGTATGCTCAGTAACTACCGGTAATCCGGTAGCATTGGCGCATTCTTTATAACTGATGACATCGGCTAAGCTCTCATTTAGTCCGATGAACCACCAAGCACCGTCAGCCTGTACAACGCGACATTGTAATGCTTGCGTAAGACCTTCCAATATGTAACCGCAGTTAGCATATATCGGATCTCCTGTTTTAATATCTGTAGCGTAGAATCCTTCGCCATTGACCGACCACGGAGCATTCATAAATGCATCGCCGGATATCTCAGCTTGAATAGCTTCAACCGTTGGCGTCCATCTGATCGGTAATTCTAACCCTAAATTGATAGAGCTACATAGAATACGTCGGAAGTAATTTAACGGCACACGCGCGCCCAAATCAGCTCCAAATCCCATGTAATCGATAGATGACAGTAAGTTTAATCCGCTTGTCGCTGATATCTGTACGTTATACGGTACCGCCCTAAACTGACGTTGCATTCTGTCAGATATCAAGTAGCCTTTAAACTTAATCTCACTGTTACGAGTAAGCGTCACGATACACTGTCTATCCTCAACGAGCTGTAATTCCTCAACATCGATTTGACCTTCGTTATACATCTCGCTAGTGAACGTGATATTGATCATAGGATTATCCCATTGATCGTCGACACCACCGTCATACATTAGTATCCCTGATGCTCCGGCTACTCCCGAAACTGTCATCGGCTCACCTGTGTAACTCGGAAGATCAATCGTTAACAGCCAATCCGCGTCATCGTAACTCTTGTATGGTAACCTGTACTTGATCATCGGTTACCTCCTGCCCTGTTTAGAACGAACATTAAATCTTGTCCGCTAACCTTCGCAACTAGCTCGCCTTTAGCGTTACGGTCTAATCCGTTTACCATTCCACTCGTTGTCATCTGTCCGATGATGTTGGATGCCCACGCAAGAGCGCTTTGACGTTCCATGATAGCTGTCTGCTTGCGCTGTTCCTTGAGCATTTCCTCCTGTTGTTTCTCGGACTTGCGAGCAGAAGATGCCGAGAATAATCCGCTGACACCGCCAATCACTGCACCTGCTAATGCTCCGTAAGGACCGAAAGCCATACCTGCAGCTGCACCGCTCAACGCGCCACCAGCCACTTGTCCGACCGTCGATGTCTTGCTTGACATTCCGGATATTAAAGATCCTGCGATACCTGCGCCGGCAACGATTCCCTTTGACATGTTATTAGACAGTTTGCCAATTTGAAAATCGTCTTGATTTATCATCTTAGCGAACTTATCCCCTAACTGCGTGGCGATCATGTCTTGAAACACTTTACCTACACTGCCAGCGAGTGAGGTAAACACGTTTGAGAATACCTCTTTAAAGTCGCTTCCTAAGTCGGTAATGTTATCTGCTATATTTGAGATACCGGTTCTGAATCCTCTCTCTACAACACGACCTAATCGCTTCTCTAAATCCTTTTCATCTTTGCTCTTTGCTAGTGGTATAGATTTGTTAAACCTTTTATTGGCAGCGGCGAATCCTGGAAGAATCGGAGCAATATCGCTATCCGACAATTCGGTTGGCTTAGTAGGTTTTAACTTCTTGATGCTATCGATATACCGATTAGCTTGCGCTTGCAGTGTTTCAAACTGCTTTGCTTGTGTAGCTAGTCCAAAGGCATCTTTACGTCTGCTGACGTCGCCAATCTCCTTTATCTTACTGAATATACCGTCATACTTAGCATTGATCTCAAATATCTTCTTATCGTAATCGCTCAGTGACGATTTGATAAGGTCCTGCATGATATCCTTAGTCTCCTTTGTAGACTGACCTGCTTTAGCAATATTTTGAGATGTTTTGCCTGTAAGGTCCGCGCCTTCTTTGACTAAGCCAATGATTGTATTTTCTAGGCTTTGATTTTGTTGTAGCGTCTTGCCATTCTCCGCGTTTAGACCTGCAATCTGCGATTTAAGGCTAAGCTCTTGCGTCAACAAAGCATTTAGCTTGCTTTGCGCATTCGCTGACAACGGATTTTCAGCGCCATATGCATTACCGCCGGTGCTGTATGATTTAGCGATCTTCTCCGCTTCAATTCTTTCTTGCTGAACCTTCGCTAACTGACGGCCGATATCATTCGCCTGTAGCGCTCTGTTTAGTATGGTGATTGAGTTTTCGGCGACCTTATTCATGTTCGCCTGCGCCTTAGCCGTAGCGATCAACGACATGGCTAAACGATTGTAAGCGTCAGCCGCTTGACCTGCGACAATAGTTTCCGAAGTATGGTTTTTGAATGTTTCCGGGTATTGATTGATAAGAGCATCAGCTTGTTTCTTTCGCTCTTCATAGGAAAGATTAACATTCTGACTAGCACGATAAAGGATATCCAGGTTGTTAGTTTCCTTGATTGCCGCTACATTAGCATCAGCAGACGCGCGTTCTAACCCCTTAAGTGTTTCGATGTATGTTTTGGTGCCATCCTCTAGGTCTTTGGTAGCCTTATCTGCTTTTTGAGCGTGACGCTCCCATAGGGTCCATCCGGTTACAACCGCACTGATACCTAACGATAATAGATTACCGCTACTTAGTAAGGAAGAAAATGTTTGTTTTAATGCCGCGCCTGTAGATCCTGTTTGCTGTTTAAGAGCTCCAAACTGTGACGTCAATTGAGTAATGTTGTTACCAATACCCATCATTCCGAAGGGTGCGTCTTGGATGATACGGTTGAACTCCATCGCTACGCCGTTGGCACTCCCTAACGAGCTAGTTAACTTCCCTGTTTGATTAGCTACCTTGTTAGCTTCGTTATTGAACTTATTCAGCCCAGCGTTTGCCTGATTCAGTGAACTGGTAAGCCCACTCGCATTTCCGTCTATTTCTACCTGTAACCTTGCCATCTACATCTTCTCAATCATATCCTTCAACTCTTCCCAACTCGTGATAGGCCTTACGCTGTCATCTTGGTATTTACGCAGATCAAATATATCTTGTGCCTGTATCGGCTCTGATACGCCCATGCCAGCGTAGTTTACCACCGCACTCATTATGTGGGCTGTGCGATCCCATTCGTCCTCTTCGCGCTCTAAGTAAGCTGTAGTGATGAGCTGAAACTGTGTTAACGTCATCACTTCAACCTCGCTGAGCTTATATCCGTACTTTAACGCCTTGACGTAGGCTTCGCCCGTTGTGAAGGCTTTTTTTTTGATTTCTCGTCAGGCTTAGGGATGCCGTAATACTCACGCATAGACTTGCCCATATAGCAGCTATCGAGGTATTGTGAAACAAGCTTGTTGCTCTCTTCTTGGTCCGCGCTATCTAAAAGTATCGTAAACTCATCTACAGATATCTGCTCGCCGCCTTTCGTGTTACAATAGACATCGTTTGCACATTTAAGCATCACAGCCCATCTGTAATTCCCTTCTACGTGATCCACTTTGTTTAGTAGCGACTCGTCGAAATGACTGATGTCATGCCCTGTAATCTCCTTGTAGCGTCTAAATGCTCCCAGTCCGAATATGTAACCCTTTTCCGATAATTTCTCTTGCTTGCTCATGCGTTAACTCTTGCTTTGTATTGTATAGTTTAATCTTGTGCTTAAGGCTACAAGGTTTGCAGTTGGGATGCCACACATCATAGTAGATATGAACATGGTTCTCATCCAACCGCTTGACCCTTGTAACCTCAAATGCCATTATGCTACCGGTAGAATCGATTGCGTTGGTTTACCATTCCCCAACAATTCTAATGTTCCGTTCGCGCGTCCTGTTGCCGGAGCTTCAAGTCCTAATGTGCTGATCACAACTGGCAATACAATCACCTGGTTGTTAGCTTCACTGTGCTGTCCCGGAGTCGTTAACCACTCAGCTTCACCATACACTTGTCCGTCAATGTTCAACTGAACTAAATCAGCTTGACCGATAGATGCACCACCTAAAGCGTCAAGAAACAAGCGGTAGTTCACCGTAATACTGTGATCCTGCGATTCCAATACACGCGTTACCCATGTGCCCTCAGCGACTTCTGTTGTTTCCTCAGGCTTACACTCGCCCTCTTCATCAAATGTGTTGGTGAAGTTCAATGATGCATCCAACTGACATTTAATGTATTTGTCGTTGAATTTTACTCTTAATAGTTTCCCTGCTAAACTTGCCATTCTAATGCCCTCCTTACTATTTCTTGATAATTATCTGTTTGCTCTTTTATCTCAATCACGCATCTAATCTCTGTGCGCGTTACTACTTTACCTTTACCACTGAGTTTTACTCCATCTTCTAAGAATGCGTACTCTACCTCGTCGCCTTCGCTTGCATCTCCGAAAGGATCTAATATCTCGACGACTTTCGTCAACCTTAGTGCTTTGCCTTGTGGAGTTTCTACAACCTCGCTGTGTTGGTCTATGATTGCATTCCTAGAACCCATCAAACCCCTTCCGATAACCGCTACGTGCCCCATTCTCTTGTGTCTACTATGTTAGGCTGATCGGCTGCCGCCGGCATTGCATTGATGATCGCGAAGTACTCTTCCCAATTAAAATCTAATGGTCCTGTACCTTGAAACACGATACTCCAATTTGCAAATCCCTGACGCGGAGCATTAGCTATACCCGACTTTATAATTGCTTTACCCGACCACACTAAAAACTGATCTACACCTATACGAGTACGGAAGTACACCGTCAATATCTCGTCATTAATGAATGCGGTGAATAATGTCTTAAAGTCCGCGCCAACTTCACGCTTCAATAGCAATCCGCTTACTGATATGCTCCAAGTCTTTTTACCATATAGAAACTCAGCCCACTTGCCCGACTCAACAGATTCCTTAGGAAGGGTTTCGCCTTCGAAGTTCAAAGTACATTCCGTCTCGCAGCTGATGAAGTTATCACCAACAGCGACACCCATCATCTTACCTAGGATCTTACTGTTGTTCATCGATTATTGCTTCAAAGGTTAATACTGCCCTAAATACATATCCCACGCCATCAATATCTAATAGCTCATTCTTGCGAACGAATACGAAATCGACTAAATGCAGGCCTGCAGGCTGTGGCATATCCACCTGGTTATGCACTCCTAGCAATTGCAATACTTGGTTTACCATTAATTCCAAACCTGAGTTATTGCCATCATCATTTCGATATACGCACTCGATCGTCATTGTGTGATCAGTGGAAAAGAACTGTTTTGCGGACGCGTTGTCGCTGTCCTGCGTTGGGAAGTATATGTACTTACCGTTATTAGATGAAGGAGCAACACGAGCGTAAATCTTCACGATCTCCCCGTCAACCATTACGTTGTTACGGAGCTTTGCAATAACTGCTGTTCTTATCGCTGATGTTACGTCCTTCATTATTTGTTTAAATATCTGTTGATGATATTGTCAATGTCTTTTTGTAAATTCTTTGTTCCCTGTTTAAAGCCCGGGTACATGAAAGGCTGAGGATTAACCCCGACACTCATAAGCTTTGCCATGATAGGCCATAAAGCCTCTTCGGGGATTCCTTTGCGTCGCATCCAATCAGCAATGGCTTCCTTGAACTTTCCTTCACTCAGCTTCTTGCCCTTAAACTGTGACGCTACGGATTGCATCTCTGCAGGTATTTCTACCTTAGTTTTGGTACCGAACTCCTGATAGGCTGCATAACCTGCGCTAGCGTAGACTATCCAAAGCATATCTTTGCCCTCTACATTGATACTGTTTCTGAGGTAACCTTGATCTACCGGTACTCTTTTGATTGCTTCGTTTCTGACCATCTGTGCAGAAATCTCAATCTCGTCTCTAATCTCTCTAAGAACTATCTCCTGACCTTGCTTCCCAAGCTTCTTTTTAAGCTCTTCAAGGCCTTTGATTTTTAAACTGATCTTAGCCATTACATCTGAGTTGTTTCGTTGTGTGTCTTAGCTATGATCGTTGTAGTGGTGCGTTTGGCATCCACTTTAAGAGAGTGGAGTTTTAAAACTCTATCTCTCCATTTAATCCTGTCACCTATCTTGTAGAATACCTCAGGATTGTATCGCAATGTGATGATGATGACCTGGGCCATCTCGTCAAGCGTAGCGATGGTATCAATACTTGCGTCTTTTTCGATTACATCGCAGAAAGGCGAGTGTATCGTCGTCCACGTCTTGCTCACGTTGCCGTCCGGCAGTTCCGTTTCGGCGTATCTTTCGACTGTTATGCGCTCTCTTAATCTCCCTGCTGTAGGCATCCTTATCCTCCTTTGTATTGTATTTAGGCTTGTACATTAGATAAATGTTACGTTCCCATGCTTCATAACGGCTTTTTCAGACTCGTCAAGCCATTGTTTTGGATCGATCGTCTTACCGTCAAACGATAGTACTACGCTTTCTCTGAACGCGTATAATGATGCCGCATAACGACAAATAGCTACCACGATATCCATCGGTAATCCTGTTGGCCATTTGGTTGTGTACTCGATCGCTACGTTTGTACCTCCTGAGTTGGTGATGATATCCTTGCCAAATTTCACATAAGGCGCAGTCACAGTATCAACAGGACCATACATAACTTTCCAATTGTCAACCATGGATAATGCAGTCATCCTCACGGTACGCTCACCGAAAGACAATTGCGCTACTTTCTCCAAGTGTTCACGAGCGGCTTTGAGATACATAGTGACCAAACGATCGTCCGTATTGTAATCTATGCGCGCATGGATCTTGAAGTCCTCAACCGTTACAGGCTCTTCTGCTAAGTCAGTGAGGAAAGTATATTCCACACCCTTAACAGGTCTACCTGTTGGTATTAGATCGCGCTCTGAGCAAATGGTATCGATGTTTTTGTAATAGTCCATTGGAATAGTATTAAGGGGAGTATCTGAACACTCCCCTTTAATTTTATAACTACGGTGTTACCGCTATAGTAACCTTGATGTTAGCTTTAGGATCAAAGTTGATGAACCCTGCTCTTTCCTCACCACGGATAGTAACCAAGTTCTTGATTACGTTGTCGCGATCTTCCTCGAAGAAACGCACCTCAGGTGACATACGGTTAACGAACATCGATTGATTAGCGTCGATCACGAATGCAGTTCCTGCAGCGAATTGAGGTAACCCGATAACTTCGATACCACCGATAGTCAATTTACCTGCGGAGTATGAAACTGTTCCTGGAGGTAAATCGTATTCACCCGAACCAGTTGCTTTGTTCAAGATTAGATCAACTACCTCACGGTTGTTCATCAAGATGTGAGTTGGATTGTAGTAGTTGTCGCGTAACTGACCGAAGGCAGCATCGTATAACTTCTCAACCAACACTGTTTTAGCTCCATCGTAAGCAGTTGAATTCGTGTTCAACGTCGATAGAATCAAAGTGTTCTCACGAACCAAGATACCGCGCTTACCGTACACTAATTGCTGAGGGATATACGAGCGTAAGAACGACACGTCATCCAATAATTCGCGTTTGATACGAACGATACCAGCAATCCAGTAAAGCTCTGCGGTTGCTTCATTGAAGTTGTAACCCACATCCGGTTTAGCCAACAATGTCGCAATCGGCGTAGAACCATCCCAAATATCAGCCGCGCCATCAGTAGCGTTAGCAGTTTCGTTCTCCTGCAAATACTTGATGCTACCACTTGTTGAACTGATCGACGGGAAAATATTGCGTAACCACATCGGTTGAAACGATTTCGCGTTGATACCTGGCAATACTTGCTCGGTCAAAGTGGTTAATGCACCTGCCGAGAAACTGTCAAAGTCAACATCTTTTAATTCGATGGTCTTGTCAAGTTTAACGTTAGATGATTTTGCCAACGTAGCAAACTCACTTGCCTGACCTTTGATTGCGTCAGCGAATGAATCTCCGAACGATTTGTTTTTCTTCTCACCTTGGTTACCCTTCTCGTTGAAGTCAGCCACAAATGTGTTGAAGTCCTTCTGTAAGGCTTCCAACTCCACTGATACACCGCCTAACTTCTCGATTTCGGTCATTTTTGCCGTTAAGGCTTCGATAGCAGTTTTCTGATCTGCGATCGTTTGATTTGCTGAGGTCTTGAAGCCTTCCAATCCCGACTTAACCTCCTGCACTAATGCTTCTAATTCCATGTTAATGATTTCTTTAAATCCTCTAATAAATTGATATTCTTAGCGTCAGAATCGGTGCTACCAACGTGCGACCCACTCTCGTGGCTACCATTAGCCGGCAAGAGAAATCCCGATATTGCTTTTTGAATTGTTTTAATGCGCAGTTCTAGTAAACCGAATGTTTCATCGGTATATGTTCCTGAGCGGAACGCTTTCAATAGGTTATCAAGCTCCTGCATCACATCAGTTGGGTTACTGATCAAAGACTTACTTACACTGACTGTATAGGTGTCCTCGTTAGCTCCCCAAAGCACAGATGATCCTTCGTATAATTGGATCTGCTTGATTAATCTATAGTCTTTGAATTGCTCAGTATCTACTGCACTGAACCCTACTGAATGTTGTTTGATGATACCGTCTTGATAGAGTTTCAAGAGGTCGTTACCTAGTGTTGTATCACTAGCTTGCTTTACTGCTTGTAAATGATTTCCAACAACGGAAAGCTCCGTTACTGATCCTGCAATGTTCTTTACTGATGGATTATGGTCAACTATCCAATAGATTAGATTCTTTCCTTTCGGTCCGCGTTCCTGTATAGTTTTATCGTATGCAGTCTTGTGAATGATGTCATTATCAAAGTCCTTGTTTCCAAGTCCTGACCAATTAGCTACAACACGTCTTGACGCTGTATCAACGTCAATAATAGCTCCTCCAAAATCCTTATACTCCAACAATCCCATACCGCACAAAAAAAAGCCCTACACTACTGCAGGGCCTTTCAATCAATGGTACAAACTAAACACACAAAATCAAACCCTACTACCTTCAAGTCAAAGATAAACAGGAACTTTCATAAATCCAAATGGATTAGTGAAATATTTTCAATTAATAACAAAAAAGCCCGCCGACCTTTGGGAGATCGTACGGGCTACCACACATATGAAATGCATTTCGTGTTTTATGTGGTTAAATTTCAACAGCATCGCAGGGTAAACAGGATGATGAATGGCACCCATGACCGAGCATTTACGATCCCTTCTCGCGCTTATAATTCACTCAACCCAAACTCGTGGGTAATGCTGTTTGAATGTGGAGCGATGGGATTCGAACCCGCACCAATACGACAGCCTAACTGTTTCCGCGTAATTCCAATACACGCATTACTTTAGCTATTCGCCCCAAGTTAAAAGCAAGGGCAGGGTTTGATACCTGCATGTCCGAATGTCTCTTCTATTGCCCAAACAATGAACCTACACATCAACCACCATATAGATTGCGTCTAATTCCGCCACCTTGCTTTATGTTTTTAACATTATTTCCAAATCAAAATGTGGGTGACTATTGTTGATGCTTCATAATGTTTACGCCCGTTAAAATCAGTGCAAAATCGACCGGTATCGCATAAATATTTCCCATTTCTAAAAGAAACAGTTCCTATATCGCTTAAAGAGTAGCATCCTTCTACCGGAGCGTTTAAACATTGGTGTGTTTGACCAATATGTTTATCACTTACCTCTTCGACTATTAGTTTTTTCATTTTAGTTATGCTTTATATCTTCAAAGAACTTGCCTAGTATATAGGCTTTTCGTCTTTCATTATTTTGGTATGTTATCAGTGTCTAAAATCGTTTGTTTATCAATCCAATCAGACGATATGGGGAAGTCCTCACAATCATGACGAAGCATAGCATTCTCACTTGCGTTTTTTAATGCAACTTTAGCTACTGCTTTACATAAAACAATCCTCATTATTTTGCTTGGTTTTCCAAAAGCCTTGATGTAATCACATTCCCATTCTTCATAGGTATTAAATCCGGATGCTTTAGCTAATTCGTTCGCAATACTTTCAATTGTCTTTTCCATCTCTTTTCGTTCTTGCTTTGCGGTGTTTGGCATGGTTAGTCTTCATTTAGTTTAATCCAACTGTATTCGATTAACTTCTCGACTGATAACCCCATCCAAGGTACAGCGTAGCCACGTGATCGGAGATAATCAATAATCGCAATACTGTTAAATATTGGTGTAATTTGATCTATTTCTACAACGCCCAAACCTCCTTTATACGTTTCCAAGTGTATAGCCCTAGATTTAAGTGGGAAAACCTGATATTTTGAATTTATAAAAGGGAGCTTAAAAACAATTGACGTTTTTCTAACCTCTAAAAGTTCATACCTCCCTGTATATGGAATTGCCATTTTACAAACTTCAATAGCATCCCCATCACTTATTGATGATATGGGTTTGAGTTCGAGGTATTGGTCATGGTAAATTTTACCCATAAATGATCTCCCTACTTTATGGATTCCTTGCACAGATGATGCTTTTAAAACGTCTTGTCCGTAGTATTGGGCAAAGAACTTCGCTTTATTTTCTAGTGTGTTTTCCATCTCTCTTCTATTTAATAGTGGTTGCTCTTGTGAGAAGCTCTTTAATCTGCTCATTTATTAAATGCCCGTTGAATCCGTGACGCTTATTTACTTCTAAAACCTTACTCAACATCTCCATCATCTCAGGCGCGTGAGCGATTAGCTGCGCATCGTAGTCATTGCCTACAAATTCAGCAACGCATTCTCCATCTTCGCCAAATTGTATTTCATTTGTTTTAGGGGCGTAATATGTCTTTTCTCGTTGGACTGCCTTCCATTTTCCATTAGTTCCTTGATAATTCATTTTATGTTAGGTTTGATTAATGATCTAAGAATTGTGTTTTTAGGAACTTCAAATGATTTGCCCAATCCAAAAGTCTCTGATTTGGCATAGTAAATTGTTTGAGTTGATGTATTACCCATAGCTCTGGAATAATATGTGCAATCAATAATATCAGATACATAGCAAATATTAATTGTTTTGCCTATTCTCCTTTCAAACCTTGTTCCTATCGTTATTTCCATAATCCTTAGTGTTTATTTCAATCCCCATCCCCCCTACGTAGGGTTAGCTCCTCGCTGGTGGGGATAATGTTAAAACTTGTGTTGACGCTTAGAATCGTTTGTGTAAACACCGGATTGGTAGTAAATAGCACCATTGATGTTGACCTTACAGCCTTCACTACAGCTTACTGAATACGTTGTGGAATGTGACACAATCTCTTTTTGCCCTGGTGACAATGTGATGCCGTTAAGAGTTGCCTGTGATAATCCCTGATTATGCAGTATATCTGCATCTTGGAATCCCTCTTTTGAACATGATGCCATAGCTACTATAGCAATCATGGTAAATAATCTTTTCATATCTTTTCTGTGTGGTATGCATCAAAGATATTATGAATAATTCACAAATCCAAATGGATGTGTGAAAATAAATAAAAAGCCCTTACATTTCTGTAAAGACTGGGCCTATCTACGCAATGAGAATAGGGATGTTAAATAACAGTGGCTAGTTCTGAATACACCGGTTTATCGTTTCTCCGCTTGGGCCTTCCTGCTTCATCCCTCACAACCTCAAAGCCCTCTGAGCAACGACAGTTGATGACGTTTTCAGCACTCAACTGCGGATCACCTGGATGCTGTGCCGGTTCGGGTAACCCGTTCTTATTGAGCAACCAATACGGCTCGTCCAATGGTCTGTATGCTTCCTGCGCAATATACCGATGACTTAACCGCGTTCTATTATCGGGAGTATCAACCCAAATCTTTTGCCATTCTAGTCCGCTTGAATACATAGCTAATCGTCTACCCTTGTTTAAAGCCTGCATCGTCTCTGTCCTAGCGATCAACAACGCTCTTTGCTTATTCACCTCACCATCTGCAGCACGTTCGATAGCCCTGCGAACATCGTCAATGCTAGTGTTCTCGCTATTGAGACTATCCTCGATAACCTTAGCGATTGCCCTTTGCGTAGTCTGCGCTATATTGGTAATCTTCGTCAGGATATTAAGGTCTAACCACTGCCTTGCAGTATCACGCCAAATGCGGATCCATTCGCCATCGCCAACACTGATACCGAGGATTGACATCAAATCATCAAAGAAATCTTTACGATCACTCGCCAACGGCTTGACGTAATGATCCCACGCTTGCTGCGCTTCCTTTGGCAACACCTCAGTATAAAGCTTTGTAAGCACCTCCCTGTAATCATCAGGATTAACAGCGTACTGACTTGGATAAGCTTCACTAGCCTGCTTATATTGCTTCTTAAGGATAGCGCGGAACAACCTTGCATACTTACGTTCGAATACTCCTGCTCTTAGCAGTAGATTACGATGCCTTGCGTCAGGTTTGAGTGCTTTGAGATCAAACTCACCAACATATTTGCCCTGAATAGTAGCATAGCCCATACCGTTAGTATCAAGGTACTGCTTAGCATCCTGCTCAGTATCGCCAATGGCAAGAGGTCCCATGTACTCGGTTTGCTCCCCTGTATCGGGGTTAATAGCTTGTATGGTGGTTGTCCATCGGTTCATTATAAATAACTTAGCAAATGTTTAATATAATCTCTTTGTTCTTGGATGCCTTTGTGATCTAACCCGTCGGTTTTTCTAATCAATAGATTAAGGATATGTTTGTCATTAGCAAAGTTCTCCGACACAACAAGCAACGCTAATGATAGTCTACCTAAATTACCCTCATTAATCATCGCCTTGATGCCAATAACTAAATCTTGGATGATCATGTGTCTTTCTCGTGATATATCCATCACACCGACTTCCTTACAATCCTAAACACCAATGCAATCACTCCGCTACCAAGACACAAGCCTATAGGAGCTTTGTAAACGTTAGGCACTATCTCAACAAGGTGATAGATGCCGATGAATACTGTAACGACTAGCGCGAAGAACGCTACTAGAATCGCTGAATCTTCTACTTTACGCATATTCTAAGAATTAACACACAAAACAATGATATAAGGCTACACCAACCACATGTAACTGTGTAACCATGTTTTTCTATAAATAATTGATTGAAAATTCGGGTGTGAGCGACCATCACTAACATCAATAAGATAAATTCTACACCATGCATAACTTTATAATTACGATCAACACTACCCACCCTATCGAATAGATCACAGCACCAGTCGCGAACTCCTTAGGTGTAATACCCTTAGTTCTCGCCTTCTGCCACGACATGAAGACGAAGAACGATAGGAATAGTATGTATGAGATGAAAAGCATTTATTTCTTCACCAACTTAGGTTTATCCTCAATCATATAGCTGCCATTCATAAACGGCACTACAATCACCTCAACATCAGGAACAGATTTGCTAATCTTATCCTTGATGATCTTCTCTTGACGGTCTGTTAGCACACCGCCAACACCGATTAATAGTTTATTTGCCATTCTTCTTAGCTTTCTTCGGTTTAACATCCCTAGGAGCTTCGACATGCTCAACCCCAACCTTACACCTCACAAGGTAATTACCCATCTTATCGGTCACCTCTACCACGTCATTAGCCTTGCCGAGTTCGTGGTCTTTAAGTAGTTTTAGTTTCATTGTTAATCGTAAATAATATCTGCTTTAATGTTCGGAACATCACCAAACCTCATAACGAGGTTGCCATCCGACAAAACGCCTCCAAAATTATAATGGATGTCACGGACTATTGAAAGCTTGTCGCGCTCAATAACTTCTCTCACGGCATCAGCATCTTTCGTATCTACCTCAGGATACTCACTGGAAAACCATGCATTAAGAGCCGTCTCGAATTGCTCTTCTCTTGAAGGAGAGTTTATTGACATTTCCTTTAATATCTGCTTAACTTTGTCGTGCCATACGCCTTCAAAGTCTAACTCAGGTAGTGTAATAGGTTGTATCATATTCTAAATCGCTTGTTCTCTATCCAACATATCCAAATCAACGTCCTGCACATCTGCAATAACGTCCTCTAGCTTACTAAATCCCATAGGTACCAGCATCACGTCACCGCCGTCTACCTCGTCGTAATCCATCGCTTTACGCTTCTCGTTAACCTTGATCCACCATGCTGAAGCTAACCACTCTGCAAGCTCTTTACGGTTCTCCTGTAGTTCCTCGAAGTACTGAGTATCTGAGATTACCACAAGGCTATCATCACCGTAGGCTTGACGTACATAGGCCGTCATCACATCATCAAACTCACGAAGCAGTGGAAGCACACACGAGGTGATAACCTTCTTGTCGCTTGTGCCTGCACTAGCTTTGTTCTCTGCTCCGATAAAGTTCTCCTTAGGATAGTTGTACAGTGCACATATCTCCTGCAGTAGATCGCCTTTAGCTTCAATGATATTCAAGTCTACTGGACTAACACCGATTGCAGTAAACTTCACATCAGCAGGAGTAACAACGAGCTTACCTCCGTTGACAAGTCCCGTATGGCGTTGCTCAAACTTATCTTGGATGGCTATTGCCTGTTCTTCGCCTAACCCCGAATCTTCACCACTGCCCGACACGATACCCAACGGCCCCATGTTCTGAAATAGCGTATTCTGCGCCACGTTAGCCTGCTTGAATCCTCCGATGGTATCTCTAGCAGAAGTTAGCTTAGAACGGCCGTATAGCCACTGATTGCCCGTCACATCAGCAACAAGGTTCATCTCTTTGAAGTGGGCCACCTGACGCGGATCGATAATGTTCTCCGAGAAGTAGTTCACCTGGTAGCCCTTCACCGGATTAACCAAGTCACCTGCTACGATGTTAACCGTTGGTGATGGAATACACCACAATCGCTGAGGTTCTAAGCCTTGCGAGTATTTCTCGCCCTTGACACTGGCATACATGTAGCTATTGCCTGTTACGAGCTTATATCCGTGAAGTTCTTTGCGCAATTGATTGCCTGTTTGAAATGTGTTAGGCTTGGTGTTGATAAGGTCCAAGAATGGATGTTGATCCACCTCATCGAATGCCTGCGCTTTCAGCACCATCGATTTGATGAAGGATTGCGATGAGAATGAAGCCTTGACAGCGTTCTGGTATTTCTTAGCCTTAGCGCCGTTCTTGATCTTGTACAAGCCAACAGGCGCAGTACTTGCCTTGGATGCGATATCCTCAACAATGGCCCTCAGGTAACTGTTGGCATCGTAAGCCTTAGTGATGTAGTTAGCACCGCTATCGGCCATCTGCACCCACATGTTACCGATAAACTGCCAATTAGGGTATGGCAACCCTCCCCTTGTATCTTTATCGCTTCTACCAAACGATGTCAACCCCTTCAACAAATCAAACCCCATATCTTACCGTTTGGTTATACTACAAACATATTATTCTTACCTAATAGCCTTTGAATCGCCTGCACAAGAGCATCCTGTAAATCGTCATGCTCGTTGTTAGGAAACTTCAAAATTCCTTGCTTTTCACAGGTGTATAAAAACTCCAACAATGAAGCTCTACAATACACTGATCCTCTTTCAGCATAAGGTGTGGCCATCTGTGCCCTCGCTACTTTATCCCCTCCGATGACCTTCACCTCTTTTGCCGATATTCCTTGATTGACTAACGTCTGCTTAGCGCTCTTTCCTGATGCTTTAGCTTCGATGTAGTGTGTTGGTTTCCTGTTCTTGATATATTCCATCAGCTTAGGAAACTCTAGCCACTCAAAGCCTAAATCAAGTATGTACATATTCTTCTCATACTCTCCTGAGGTTACATATGCACTTGCTGAGTTCTGTTCTTTGTCCGTGTAGGCTAAATCCCAATCACTACCGATCTTCTTGATCTTGTTCTCTGCTAGCATCCGGTCGAGTACATGGTCATCGATTGGCTTAATCCAACGCTTCCAAATACCACCATCAGCCGGCGAAGGGTCTTGATCGAATTGCCCTGCATAACCGTACTCACCTAAATCCAACCGCTGATCCTTTAGCACCTCATCGGATAGCCTGACAGGATCGAGCAGGTTGTTCACGTAGTAATCTGCTAACTCTTCCGGTACAGGTCTGACTTTTGAAGTGATACGCCCCGGTAGCTTAAACCACCTTAGTGCCTTTCCCTTCTTGTTAAGCCAGTTCCCTGTTGGATCTACCTCGTGCAGTCTTTGCATCACGAGAATAGTTGGAGTAACAGCTTTATTAACCTTACGGCTTGATAGCGTTGTATCCATCCACTCGTTAGCTGCTGTACGCTCAGCATCGCTACTCGCTTGCTTTGGATTTAACGGGTCGTCAATGATGATCAAGTGAGCGTGAATACCTGTGATCGTACCGCCTACAGACGTCGCGTAACGTTCGCCGTTAGCTGTAGTCTTGTACTGCGTCTTGTTATCCTGGTCCTTCTTGATCTCAACATCAGGAAACAATCTTCGATACTTCTCAGACTTGATAATATCCCTAGACTTAACCGCATGGTCAGTAGCTAGCGAAGCTGAGTAAGAACCTGTGATTATTCGTAATGTTGGATCAACAGCCCAAGCCCATGCAGGAAGCATTACCGTACATATCGTACTCTTGGTTGTTCCTGGAGGAATGTTTATGATCTCATCGAATAGCTTAGCCTCACGCCTCGATACTCGAAATACAGTTTCCTGTAACTGCTCACACAAGTACTGAATATGCCAGTTGTACACCGGTTCCTCAGGTATGATTACCGTCCAAAACTCTTTAAGGAAATAAAAGAACGAACGCCGACATAATTCGGCTTTAACTAAATCATTGCTTACCGTCAGTAGATTGCTCTCCATCCGCTAACCCCACTTTCTTCTGCAACTCGTCCAATGCAATCAATTCTTCTGTCGTTAATTTTGATAGGTCGGCTTTGGTTTCTGTTTTGATGTTTCCGTTAATCTCCGTCTTGTTTTCGGTCTTGTCAGATAATCCTAAAATTCTATTAGAAATATTTGAATTAAAAATTCCACTGATAGATCCAACCTCTAAACTAGCGTTCCTCTTCGCGCGTATACGCGTAGTGATACCCAAATAATCATCGTAAGCCCCCTTTTCGTTATCAAAATACTGGTGGACTGTAATTTCGTAAGTATCATCAACCCACGAAAAAAACTCGTTTAATGACAAAGGCCGCTCAATTGGCAAAGGAATAACACTAGCAGATTTTTGAACAACTTGGTACGACAAAACAGGATTTTCTTTAGCCCAAGAAACGAACTCTTTCCACAAATTAAATAAATCGTCAGGAGACAATTCTTTTGGTTTGCCATCCGTTTTTCTTAATTTATAAAATTCATTATTTTTTGGTGCTGCCATAACTATACACTATCGAATCAAAATTAAACAATCATTTTCACAAATCCAAATGGATTTATAAAATTAAATAATCCGCTATATCCAAGCCCATTGCGCGCTCCTCAGCGGTTGCGTTCTTCTCCATGTGGGAGTAGATACTCCATCCGTACTCCTGAGCCTTCAATCGCCAATCTTCGAACGCTCCTAGGTCAGGAAACAGCGTCACATTGCGATTCTTCAACACCTTGCACTTGTGGTAACCTAACCCCGTCTTGGAACAGCTAGCAATCCACAGATACTCCGGCATGAAGTGCGATGCGATTACAGCGGTTTTCTCCGACTCCACGATTGCGACTTTCTTCGTCGGGAACATCGGAAGCAGATGCTCACCGAAGAAACATTGCGTCACCTCAAACCCTTTGTACTTCGGATTGATCTTGTGATACCATGTCGTGCCATGGTTCTTGTCGCGATGACCGTCAGCCAGGTAGCGCATGAGCTTTCCGCTCCGACATCTCCCGTTCACATCGAACTGCCACCAAATGATCCAGTCACGAGTAGATGGAAATGTTTGATCAATCCCAATGCGATATTGCAAAATCAAATCATTCACAGCATCAACACCGAACTTTGAAACTAGAAACTTGATCAGGTTGTTATCCTCAAAGTTCGTCGAGGTAGTTGCGGCATCGTCAAAGTCGATGTACTGGATAGGCTTGATCTCCCTTGGCTTTGGTTCGACGATGGTCTTATCATTCTCCGGAATCATCAGGTATCCACAGTTCACCTCCCTATCGCAACGACCGAATTCATCAGGAGCAAAGTATCCCTTTTCGTCACGGTATTTGACGAATGTTTTCTTACCGCAATTTGGACACTCGAATTTCTTTGAGGAAGTGTCAAGCTTGTATTTGAAATCTACTGGCATGAGACCTCCTCAAATATCGATCGTGGTTTAACCAAACGCAGGTCGGGGAATATACCCCCCTTTAGGGGGGGGTATATGTCCTTAGCCCGTACCACGTTTTTACATGCGTCGCCCAAACATGGTTTAAGTAAACAAAACATATTAAACCATGATGTTAAATGTTTGATTTTCAGTGTAATTATGTTATAATGGTTCAATATGTTTTTGATGTTGAACCGTGATAATTGAACCGTGATAAAATTTATCATGGTTCGGGTAGATTTTGAGTTGAACCGTGAGACTTGAACCATGATGCTAAATATCTGATTGCTTGTTGATTAGAGAATAATACGTATGTTTCCACTCTTTTTCAGCATGAACAACGTTCTGTTGCTTTAAGTGTTCAATAAACGCCTTAGCCTTGGCAACTCCAAGCGGAATTCCGTGCGTTCCATACCCTGCAATCAGGCCATTTAGGAAGTCCGAATACGCTAGTTTTTCCTCATTGATGAACACTAATTTTAGCATCAATCTATGCTCGTCCAATGTATAGTCTGATGCCTGTATCGAACGCTTTCCGACTGTCACCTCAGAGTGCCCCATATAGTCCTCAACAAGCTGAGGCAAGGAGTAAGTATCGCGAACAAATGCGAAAGGTTTAAAAGGCTCTGAACGCGTAAACTCAGGATTAGCAACGATCATCTCTCCATCCTTATCGATGGATATAACGGTCTCCGATTTATTGATCATCTCCGTACCCAGGTGGCCGCGCGCGTTGTCGTTGCCCTTGTTGGTGTGGAGCACCGATAGTATATGACACTCAAAGGACTGCGCTAGACGCATCATATCGCCCGAACGTAGTGTTGCTTCATTGGGATCGTTAATATCGAACACAAGGTCTCTAATACCGTCTACAATGACGAGATCAGGGCTAAACATAGCAATAGACTGCTCGAGTACTGCGAATCGCTCTGTGGGCTTTAAAACGCGCACATCGACGTACTTAAGATTAGCATACAGTTCGATACCAGCAATGCTTAGAATCCAGTGTTGTGTACGCGATCCGTAATACTCTCCTTGCTCGGTGTCTAGCCATACAACGGTCATGTTCATACGGATACATTGAGCCACTAGCCATGCTGTTACCGTGGTCTTGCCGGACTTGGCTTTACCGATTAATGTGGATATTGATTTCTTGGTGAATACGGGAATGCCCGACAGCTCGAATACACTCTCGGGCTTAGGTACTTCGATACCCTGAGGGATGATGTACTGCAGGATGTCAAGACCGTTGCCACCATCGTCGCCTCCCATCTCGTCGTGTACGCTATGAACTATGTCTAATGCCATCGTGTGCTAGTTTAAGTTTGTCCAACAATGGCAATATCCACTCGTAGAACGACTGGAAATCCTTTGCAATGTAATATATACCTCCGGAGGATTCAACGGCCTGCTGATATCGTTTCTGAGCGTCAGACTGTTTGTCCGAACCTATCTTGACCTCAACCTTGATCGAGAATCCGTAAACGGTGTTTGAAATATCTGCGCTCCCAGGAGTAGTTCCTCCACGGGTCCACGTTGTTGATCCTATAATGCGAGTCTGCCCAAGGACATCAGTAACAGTCTTGCGGTTATCTCGCATCACTCCCATGGTATTGATGCGCTCGGATTGATGGCCTAATAGTTTAAAGAAGTCGCAAATTTGATTGGTTAATCGGTTTGATGGTTTCTTAGAAGTCGAATAATCCTTGGCCGTTGGGTATGGATTGCTCGGAAATTCTTTTCTTGTTTTTAGAATCCACATTTCTTTTAGGACTTTTAGCCCTTGGCCTTTGAATTGGCGGTGAAACTGTTTCAGTTCCTCGATGGATATCTGTATATTTGCCTTCATCATTTCTAATCTTCTGTGTGGTAACGGGAAATGGATTTGATAATTTTGCCACGTGCTGAACAATCAACACGTGGCCTTTTTGTGATATTACCACTACTTCGTCACCCTCTCTTCCTAATATCACTTTTGGGTCGACATACAGAACTATGTCTTGGTTAAGGTATGGCATACCCTAGAATGGTAGATCGTCGTCAGGCTCGTTTGCCGCCTGCTCTGCGATGTTGTTCGCTACTGGCTGAGACGGTACGGCTCCCTCAGCTAACTTCTGAACGCGCCAAGCTTGAAGGGTATTAAAGAACACTTTGACACCTTCTTTGTTAACCCATTCTCTACCTCTTAAATTCCAACTGATTTCTACCTCATCGCCTACCGATAGATTGTCGAATAAGCTTACCTTATCTTGCGTCGACTGAAATGATACTAACTCGGGGAAATTTGGATTGTCGGCATATTCTAAAACAATATCCCTTTTCTTGAAACTGTCGCTTACTTGTTGAACATCACCGATGTTGTAAACTCTACCTTTGGTTGTGTAACTCATATTGCTTGATTTTTAATAATATTAGTAAATGCGTTTTGACCAAAATATTCAATAGCTTTTAAGTCGTACGCTTTAGCTGCCTCCAACTCGTCACTGAAAACACCTAGATTTATTCTTTTCTTATTAACCGTGATATATGCAACCCATTTATCCCATCCCTTTGGTTTACAAACACCTTTATAAATTGAGCTGCCTATTCTCCTAAGGGTATTATGAGAGTTTTGCATAGTTGTAACTATTCTAAGGTTAATCCTTCTGTTGTCTAAACCATTGTGATTGATGTGATCTACAACCTCAGTTGAACAAGTAACCCCCATGATAAATCTATGCATGGAAATGTTAAATTTCTTGCCGCCTCGTTTTACGGTTGTTTTTGCATATTTAGTAGCTCTGCCTTCCTTAACTTGCCAGGAATATTGAGATATTATTGGATAATCTTCTTTGCTTATTAAAACCGAAAATCCTTTTGAAATAGGAATTGTGTAAGATCCGTCTCGGTTATCTATAAACCTGCCCTTAGTGGTTGATTTAGCTTTTCCACAGTAAGGGCATCCATGACCACTTGTGTGGTGAGATGGTCTTTGCTCGAATACCCCGTGAGTGAGGCATATAATTTTTACCTTATCTTTGTTTCCTGAATATTCAACAGCACTGTAATCATAACTGTCCCCATGAATAGCTAAACATTTCTCAATAAAACTTTCTTTTGTCACTATCTTTGGCATTGTACCCTCCTATCCTTTTTGTTTCTTCCAAAGTTTATACTCATACCTAGCGTAGAAGTAAACCACTACGATTAGGATTATGGTTAATACTAGTTCTTTCATTACGATACCTGCTTTAAGAATGATTGCGAATAAAACCCTGTGCTCTCAATGTAATGACGGCATTCTAAAACACGGTCCTCAATATCTTTGATGCGCTTAGGGTCGAAATCTACTTCAAACACCTTCAACCTGAGTGATGCGTGAAGGTCAGAGTATGTCATATCATCTTTAACCTTTTGGTAAACCTCAGGAGGCACTTCACCACGATACCCTTCTTTCCATGAAAGTCTTGACATTTCCTTTTTCATCAGGTCCAAAGGAGCATCCATAAGACAGTAAACCAATTGAGCATTACGATATCCTGTCAATTGCATATATCCATTAAGTTGATCTTCATAACCATCGGCAGGTATTTCAGTATCATACAATGGGAATGTGAAGCAATCCCATGAGTTTTTGATGTCCGCAATGAACTTTTGACGTTCATGGATAATGTCCGGCGTTCCCTTGAAAATATCGTCCTCAAACCATTCATCATTCTTCTCCACACGACCCCATTTAAGATTGGCCGATGCAAAAGCTATAGCGTCATTCTCGCAAGCATTACCCTTATCGAAATACTTAGATGCAAAGTCCTTTCTACGATTGTAGATTTGCTCTTTCATCCATTCGTCTAGGTAAGAATAACCTGTCTTACCTAGACCTTTGACGCCCATTATCTTACTGATACCTGAGCATCTAATTTTGAATACTGGGAATGCCATTACGCTGCTCCTTCCTTTTTGATAGGTTTAACATTGTTCTCCTGAGGTTCGCTAAGCTCACTCTTGCGCTGATCTTTGATCTTTACGAAGTCAGCATCAGTTTGCAAAGACTTATACTTAGACCAAACCGTCTTAAGGTCATCGATTGATTGTACTACTTCCATTTCGCTGATAGCTACCTGCTTCTCACTAAGCCCACTATCGCACCAATCGCGAATCATCTTACCCGTTGCTTCCGTGATCATAAATGGCTGTTGCCCTTCGAATAATTGGGTACGGTCCTTTGATGGCGTAGCGAAATGCGTATCGCGATCTATCTCTAATGAAACAGTCAATTCGTATTCCCAACCATCGCGCTGCTGATCCTTCATACCAAGCTTTTTGATCTTGCCACCTTCCTGTACGGTTTCCGTTTTACTGCGGGTACAAGTAATTATGTGTACCGGTGAGTGAAGAACAGTATTCACGAATAGGTCATGACGTAAATTGGATTTACTCCACGCGGCCCAACTGTTACCTTTGAAAGAAGTTTGAGCAAGCACATCGTTTTCTTGTACTAGTGTAGCCCATTCGTGTGATGAACTGTCTATGATGACAAGCTCCATTCCTGCATCGATACATGCGTTGATAGCCTGCACATAACGCTCAGGTGTAAATGGCGGTTCTAAATCGATAACATTGAAGTCTCCCAAATGACTGTACAATGATGCCGATCCGTTTTCGGTGTCAATAACTGCGATCTTTGTCCAGTCACCAACTAATCCGTAGCCCATCCGAAGGGCTGAGTAGGTCTTACCTGCTCCACTGGGAGCGGATAAGTTCAGTTTAAGCTTTACAGCTTTCCTGGTTGCTTTCTTTAATTGCATCTTCTGTGTGGTTTTAATTAAATATTGATTGATAATTTACTTACTCCTTTGACGTACAGGATGAACATATCGGCATATGCATTTATGAGATACTTTCCGAATGTCAATGACCTGTCTTTACTGCCATCCTCAAACGCTACTGAGGAATACTCAAATGGACCTATTTGGATGATCCTTTCCGATACTGCTCCGTCATCATTTGGACGGAAGTAAACTTTTGTTGATTTGAATGCCATGATTTTGATTGTATATGTAGTTGTACCATTTGTTGATTGCTTCCGTATCGCCAGGCTTCCACTCCTTTGGCGGATCCTGACTGAGTTTAACTTTGATCTTTGCCATTTCCCTTAAAGAATCTGTGTCTATTCTCCGCTATGATTGCGTTGTTTAGCTCGTTGACGTCAAAGTAATAGCGCCCCTTCTCTTCGCGCTGCAGCCGCTTAATAAGTTTCGCGCGCTCTAGCTTTTCAATTAATTTCCTGCCATGAACATCGACAGCTTCTTTCCTTGTTATCGTAGGTTTCACTACTCCTGCAGCGACAAGCGCTCTAGTTGCTCCAATTTGAGATGCCTCTGTAAGCATCTTTGAAAATTCAATCCGTGAAAAAGTGTAGAATTCCATATCTTCTGTGTGGTTTGTGTTATTATGTCATTTAATTAACCCTACGCACTAGCAATTTGTCAGGTAGTTGTTTATTTTTCGTAGAGGTTTCAAACTTTAAGTCCGTGTGTTGATGAATTTCGCTGATTACTTGTCGAATTCGTAGCGATTCCTTTACGTCAAACTGACACTCTTCTTTAGGATTCAGCCCTTTTAGCTGTGTTCTGATCTCCTTCCTTGTTAGCTCGAAATACATAGGCATATGTTTTGTTATGAATAATTCAGTATATTTATATCGAATTGTTCTACAAACATAATACTTGTTAGCTAACAAAACAAACATTTAACAAACAAAAGCTAACATATTTTATAAGTAATTGATAATCAAGTGGAAAAAAGTAGGATAGCAGAATTGCTAGAACGCGTTGGTATCGAGCCAATTGAATTTGCAAACGCATTAGACGTAAGTAAGGAGTATGTCTATATGCTCAGAGATGGAGCGCGCCCGGTTAGCAAAAAGTTAGCTAACAAAATAGAGAACGAGTTTAATATTAAAAGAGAATATCTGTTAGGTGAAACCGATAATTTTGACGAAGCCTACTTCGGGGATAATTTGTCGCGCCAGTGGAATTCAACTCCGGGATCGAATATTCCTACTGTTATAAATGAAACAAAAACCAAACTACCTAAAAAACAAAAGAACAAAGTGCCATTTTACGATTTAGATGTGACGGCGACGATCACTGGATCATACTTAGACCTTGGGGAAAAGCCTGAGTATTACGTGGACCTTAAGCCATTCAACGATTGCGATGCCTATGTACGCGTATATGGCGACAGTATGTACCCTAAATATCAGTCGGGCGACATAATCGCCATCAAAAAAATAAATAACCTGGGATACATGCGTTGGGGGCATGTGCATTTGGTTGTGTCTGATTCCTATTACGATGACCTGAGAACACTGAAAGAAGTTCATCCCTGCGAGGACGATCCTGAGTGTATCATATTGAAATCGTCAAATCCAAATTTTAAGGGGGAAAATAAAGTTGAAAAGAAACACATTATCGGGCTATTCCTGGTGAAAGGAAAAGTCCGCCAAGACTATATGTAATTATGAAACAAATACTTTTACTCCTAATGCTATCAACGACGCTCATAACATTCGGTCAAGACTTAAAAAATAAAGCGCCGCTTGGAACGATGTATATCGATATCGAAAAAGAGGGCACAAAAGAGGAACTCTACGATTATTTGAGCGAGTGGCTTTTGGATAATAATTTTATGATTGAATTTAGAGATCCTGAGTTATACTTGATTAGGACTGAACCTTTCGAGAGAGGAGCGCATTTGTCTTTCTACACCTTCAGAATAAAAGACGGTAGAATCACTCTTAGTGGGAACTTCAAACAATCAAGTAGCAATGTTGCTCTTTGGGGCACTGGACTAAATGCAAGAGATTCATTCAAGCAGATAAAGAAAGTTACTGGAATGGGACAGCAATCAGCTAGGAATTCATTTAATGACATGCAATTCGTTGCTGAATTGTTAGGAGACAACTTAACATTTAGAAAATAGCAGGGATGAAAAGAATAGCAATATTATTTCTAGCGCTAACAATGTTCTCTTGTTCAAAGGATGACGATAGCCAAAACGAAGTCGTAACAATCGAATATATAATCGAGAACGGCGTTTCAGACGGAGAGGTATCAGTAAACCTGCAGGGACAAACTAAGACAGAGCGTGTTGATATCGGTCCTAACTTTAAATTGGTTAGGGAAGTGAAACCTGATGAATGGTATTATCTAGGCTACGTAACTAAGACGCCGGTTCCGGACAATTTTAAAATGTATGTAAAGATAGATGGTAAGGTCGATCAAACCATTTCTACAAGTTCAGCGAATTGGGGATATACATACACAATTACACGATAAGATATGATGCCATTCGACCCAAACGAGTTATTTAAGTACGAGCTAGATCCTGAGAAAGTTCAGTTAGCTAACTTAATACTAACAATGCAGAACAATGTTATGCTAAAAATATTGATTCAAAAAGCTACGGAGAACGATTGGGCTAGCGATCATTTAGCAGAATACGAAAGTAAATTAGCCGAGGTTTGGGCTAAGCTGTATTCACAATTAGACATTGGAGATAAGGATAAAGATTTAGATATAGAGTTATGAGTGAGCACACGAACAGAATGATAGTAGATTATAGCAGCAGAAAGAATCCGGACAGGGAACGCCCTTATGGTGAAATAGCGGATCGCCTTAACGAGTGGAGAATGTCATCAAAGGTGCTCAATAAAGAATTGGCCGCTACATCAGGGGTGCCCGAGGTCACCATTTCCAGAGTATATCAAGGCATTAGATTCCCCGACCATCGATTACTTCAATTCCTACATACCAAGCATGGAGTAGACCTCAATTGGCTACTTTGCGGAGATAAGGGATAAAACACCATCTTGCACCTTGTCGATAATAGACCAATCAGTAGCTATATATCGCTCTGTGACCCTACTATTATCGACATGGTTTAATGCCATCGCTATCTCATCAGTGCTAAACCCGCAATTATTGAACGCCCAAGTAGCAAAGGTGTGCCGTGCATGGTAAAAGGTGATCCCCACAGGAAGGCCATCATAAACGGTGGACTGCATTGACCTCAGATTCTTAAACCTCTTATCAATATTTTCTTTTGAGTATTTCTCCAATAGCGGCTTTGCTACATCGGGAATCTTAACGCTAATGAAAGCGCGGTCCATACGCTTCTCTCTTGTCTTTGATCGCTCATATTCAATCCTGCCCTTCACTATCTTCCAATTATGGTCGTATATATCTTTGAGGTTCATTCCACATAGATAGAATGAGAGCATAAACAAATCTCTCCCAGTCTCCTTCTGTCCTTTTAATTCAGCGTCTCTAAGTTCTATAAACTCCTCAATAGAAATATCATTTCCCCTCTTACGCGGCTTTGGCGCCTTCGGAACTTTGTAAAAATTAAAGGGGTTATTATTAATTACAGTATTGAACTCCGTATTATATGCCTCTCTGCAGGCATTAAATATTGACTGTATTACCGAGAAGTAGAACTTAACACCGGACGGCGCTAATCCTTTAGTTGAAAGCACTTTCCCCTTTCTAGTATAATCCCAACCCTTCCTTAGGAACTTCTCATATTCTTTCAGTGTCGAGCTGGTAATATGGTGTATGCTTAATGGTTTGTTGTCCGTGAATATTTTAAAGCTTCGAAGAACTGACTCGTAAGAATGATGCGTGCTATTTCTCCCCTGCGCTTTTATAGACTTCAAGTGCGAATCCCCGAATTCGAAAAAGTCAATATCTGTAACTGACTTAGCAGTAGTGATCAGATTCAGCAAAGATTTAGCATCGTAGTAATCTATATTGTCACCAAGCCTGTTTAACGTTTTTCGGTATTCAGAAAGTTTATCACGAACCTCTTCCAATAAATCCTTGTCTTTGATCGTAAAGTTTTTCCGTATCTGATTAGGAGATACTTCAAACTCACTAGCCTTGTAGACCTGTTTACCTTTGTGAGTTAGTCTATACTTTACATTATAGGTACCTTTCTTTTTGAGGTGGTGCTCAAAAATAACGTAGTCAATAGTTGCCATTCTTCTGTGTGGTTTTTTGTAATATACTTGTAATATGTTTTATCTAATATGGTACATCGCTAAGTGTACCCTATTTTACCAAACACACTCAAATATAGGCTTATTGTTACAATTTATCGAATATCTGCGCTTAAACAAATGCCGCCAAATTCAATACGTTCTTGAACTGTCATTATCTTATTTGAGACCGCAAAGGTAGGAACTAATTTTCATTTTCGACAACTACCCCGATACCCTTTAATAGCAGGGAAGCATTAAAAATGGTACATGGACCGTCCTTCAACTTATAGTCGAACAACATCTCCGAACCCTGGACCTGTATATCAAAATGGTAGTTCTTTAAAGCATTTGGATAGTCTTTCGACATCTCCGCCAATTGCAGGTCATGCGTAGCCAACATCCCTTTACCGTTCAAGCCGATCAGCTTTTTTATAATTGCTTTCGATCCTAAGTATTTATCGACCGAGTTTGTTCCACGTAGCATTTCATCAATCAAGAAATAGCTCGCAGGAATCTGCTCCACGCGTTCCAGAATAAACTTCATGCGATCCAACTCCGCCTTGAAGGTCGAAGTACTCTCGTTCAGCGAATCTTTGATACGCATATAGGTCACCAATTCGTAGATCGGGATAGAAAACTCTGTAGCGCAAACCACCCCTCCAGCATACGCTAAAACCGCGTTTATCCCTACTGTACGCAAGAACGTGCTTTTGCCAGCCATGTTGGAGCCTGTAATCAATGCTATCTGATGATCCTCAGCACGGTAATCATTAGCAACCGCTTTCTCCGCATCGATTAAAGGATGATTCACGTCTTTTGCATTCAGTTTGTCTGCTAGAAAATCTTCTTTGATCTCCGGCTGAATCCATTCCGGGAAGTTATAGCGTAGAATCGCCAAGGAAATCAAAGCCTCGTAGGTACTGATCGCATCAAATCCTGAGATTATCGTATCCTGATAGTTATCCTTCCATTTATTGATGGCCATCACTTGCTTAAAATCCCATAGGAACAACATATTCAAGATTGCACCAACAAGCATATTGTTTCTAGCATCTAGCTTATCGATCAACTGCCCTAGCTCACGGATAACCGAAGAAAGCTTCTTATCCCCATCCTTCAATTGCAACTGTGCTTGTAATTCTTTATTGAGCTCACTCTGATATTTTCTATCTTCCATCAGCTTAATCGCATCCGCAAAAGCAATTAGCGAAACACCAATCTTGTCAACCTTATTCGAAAACTGACTCACCTTTCCGCCCTGACTCATCGTCCATAGCAAATGAACAATCGCTAAAGCGATCAAATAGGAAGCGATATTATATACAAACAAGGATACTAGGATGCCCGCAAGGAAGATCCACGGCGCAATAGGCACATAGAAGCGCATAAAAGCATTCCCAAAAGCCATTGACTTGTCATGGAAGTAACTTTGAATGTAGGTCCTTAAATTAACCTTAGAGCCCAAGTTAAAAAGCATCTTCGTTTGGAATACCTGCAAATGTTCTGGATCTTGACTTAACTCCGCTGATGCCGATTGCCGAGCCAAAATATCCTCGCGCTTTGAAGCCTTCAGCAACCAGGAAGCAAGCGAAGAAATACCATCTTTAGTAGCGCAGCGGTTGATCTTCTCAAATAAAGAATGCTGACCAAATACATCCAAATCACCAGTATAGGGATGCTTCGGATCTTCAAATTCCGACCCATTGGCATACATATTTTGATGCTCCTCAATCATTTTGATCTCATTCTCATTGATCTGTAGGAAAACCTTAGCTTCCTGCAACTTACGCTCAATCTTACTATGTCGAAAGACCAAGTAAACAAAGAGAAGAATGATCCCGATAATAGTGCCCACCACCAAGAAGATATTATTGGTCTTAAAAAGCTGGAACACTAAAATCCCTCCGCCGATTATTATGGCCAATCGCAGGAACGAATTCCGCGTTATCTGCTTCTCCAGGCTACTAATCGTTTCCCTAACTGCTTTTATGTTGTTGTGGTAAAATACTTGACTCAT